CCATAGTGGATGCAATAAAATTTGATCCAAGCAGGTCTGTACACATTAGAAGTTTAATCCCACAAGGAACTACTGATGGACAAACAGTTAGATTCCCGAAAGAATCAGCATATAGCGACAACGCTGCTGCAACTGCGGAAACTGCTGCATTTGGACAATCTGATTTTGATCTAGTTGCAACTACAGTCAATGTAGAAAAAATTGGAACTCATATGACAATAACAGGTGAAATGCTTGATGATGTAAAACAACTATCATCTTATCTTTCAGCTAGAGTACCAGAAAAAGTTCTAGCGGTAGAAGATAATGAAATTATCTCTGGAGATGGATCATCACCTAATTTAGATGGTTTATTAACTGATGGTACAGCGTTTACCACATCTTCAGGAGGATTATTTTATCAGAGCATAGAATCCGCAAATGAATTTGATGTGTTGGTTGTAGCACTAAATCAATTAGCACTTCTAAATTATCAAGCGGATAGCATCATCATTAATCCAACAGATCTACATAAAATGATCTTGTTGAAATCAACTGCAAATGAATATCTTAGAAATCAAATTTTTAGCGGTATTCAACCAACAGTAAATGGTGTGCCAATCACTATTAATACAGCAATGCCAAATGGTAAATTCTTGGTAGGTAATCTACGCCAAGCTACTCAGCTTTGGATTAGAGAAAACTTAGCCATTGAATTTAGTAGAGAGCATAGCGATAACTTTACCAAGAATTTTGTGACAGTCAGGGCGATGGAACGAGTAGCTTTAACCAACTATCAACCTAACGCTATAGTTCAAGGTACATTCTCAACTGCTAAAACAGCTTTAGAAACTTCATAAGGAGTAGATAAACATACTTAGCGTTATGAGATTTATATTAAAAGGGTTTCCCAATGGGATTCCCTTTTTTTTAGTGTTAAAAAGATTTCTCTTAATATATGTGGAAATTCAATATTAATTTGTAGATTGCTACAAACAAAAAAATGATTATGTATAAATTTTATAAAAAGTATTCAAAGACAAAAATTATTGGCTTAGCATTAATTTTTAATGTTATTTGGTTAACAACTATGTATGGTTTACTTGAAATATGGTTAATTTTTAAGTTCGATTTTTAAAAGTGAATTACAAACAAAAGGTAAAATTCGGACTTGTTATGGTATTTTTTGCCTGGGGAACATCCTTGGGCATTAGATACCAAACAATATGGGATGCCTTGGGGATGTATTGCTTTGCTTATATAATATATAAATATGGAAAATAATAAAAAACAAAACGATCAAAGAGAAATAAATATTACAGAATTTTATTTACAAACTGTTTATCAATATAAAAACAAAATGATTCCGCAAGATTATTTGTATATTTCAGATAAATGTTTGGAAATTTCTAATCGTATAGACAAAATAAAAAAAAGAAAATGAACATAGATATATACACACCGCCAGATGATTATGAAGGTGGTTACTGTAGGGTTTGTGATAAACCTAGTTATGGTAGCGACATTTGCAGCGATAAGTGTTTTGAAGCATTTATGTTGTAAATATTAATCTTAGTTTTTTCATTTGTTTACCCTAGTCAAAATTATGTCTAGGGTTTTTTTTGTAAGTTTATCATGTGGATGGTAATCAGAGAGGATGTTTAGCGGAATACCTTTTCGCTACGGAATGCATGAAGTTGGGATACCAAGTATCAATGCCTTTGTCTAACAAAAGTATATATGATTGTATAGTGGACACAGGTAAAAATCTTTTTAAGATACAAATCAAATCATCAATTAAAATACCAGATTATGAAACACATTCAACAGTTCATGTTCCTTTACAAAACAATAAAAGGATATATACAAAAGATAGAGTGGATTACTTTGCTGTATGGAGTAGCTTTTTTGATGGTTGGTTTATTTTTAAAAATAGTGGAAAAATGCAATCTATAAGAATTTCACTTAAAGGTAAATATCAAAAATATTTTAATAACTTTGTATTTGATTGATCTCTTTTATCATAATTTGTTTTTGTTTAATGTAATGCGCTGCTAAATCTAGTGGCGCATTTTTTTTATCTTTGTTAAAAATAAAATATATCATGAAAATAAAAATTTTGAAAGATGTCTATTCAAATGGTGGATGGCGTAAAGAAGGTCAAGTATATACATTAGATAGTAAAACTGCAAAGCATTATATCGCAAAAGGTATTGGTATTGAACATAAAGAAGAGAAAGCAAAAAAAGAAACAAAAGAAAATAAAGCAGTAAAAAAAAGAACAACAAAATCTAAAAAATAATGCCACAAAGTAAAATAATATCAACTACAGGATCAGAGATTGTTTCTGTAAGTGATGCAAAAAGTTTTATTAGAATTGACACAAGCGATGATGATACATTGCTTTTAAATATGATAAAACAAGCTAGAATATGGTGTGAAAATTATATTGGCAAAGATATTGTGGCTAAAAGCAGACAATATTACAAAGAAATAGCTAATGGTAGGTTTGAAATACCATTCGCACCGATTGCTAGTATTACATCGGTTACAGTTGAAAATGAAGCTGTTACATATGAAACATATGGTTTGTATGATGATATTATTGAAATCAACACATTGGGCAATCATAAAGATATTATTGTTTCTTATACCACATCAGGACAAGATGATCCGCTTTTGCAACAAGCTATATTACAGTTTGTATCTACCTTATATGACAATAGAGCTGATTTTGTAGTTATGCAAGGCGTTTCCTTTGTAGAGATACCAGCTAATGTAGAACACATTCTTGCACCGCTAAAAAATGCTTTTATTTAATGGATGCTGGTAAACTTGATACAAGATTAGAAATAAAAACTCTTAGTAAAACACCAGATGGATTTGGTGGATTTACATCAACATCTACTGTTGCTGCAACTATATGGGCATATGTTAGAGAAGTGGCTGGTGATGTAAGAACTAATGAATATACAAGAGGGCGGTATCTAGATATTGAGGTTGTAGTAAGAGATAAAACATTTGATTCTAACAATATAAATGAAGATACTATACTTAAAATCCAAAATAAAACTGGCGATTATAGGATTACAAGTATTTTTGAAGGTTTTAAAGATAAGTTTGTTAAGATAAGCGCAACAAAAAGAGGATAGTATGCAATTGAATAAAAGAGATATGAGAAGATTACAAGAAAGAATTGTAAAACTTAGATCTATTGACAAAAGCGTTTTATCTACAGAAATCGGTAAAGCAGCTTTGAACATACAAAGAAATATGAAACGTATAGCACCAGTTGATACAGGTAATCTTAGAAATCTTATTATATCAGAAGTAAATAATAAAGTTGCTGAAATTAGATCTGATGCGCCATATAGTGGTAATGTTGAATTTGGAAATGGTAATCCTAGAACTCCTGGAACAATAATACCTTTTTTCTATCCAACTGTAAATTCTGGCATCAGAAAATTAATTACTAGCTTAGAGATAGCCATTAAAAAATTATTGAAATGAATGAAGCAATCCATTTTATAAGACAAAAAATAATTACGCTTTTAACAAATGCAATTACTGTTGATGGTGAAGCTGTACCAGTTTATAATAAAGTACCACAAAATGCTACAGAACCTTTTATTAAAGTATATTCAGTTGATACAGAAGAAATAGATCAAAATCAAACATCATTCAATATTATTTGTACAACAAGGATTGATGTTGTTACATCTTTTGTTGGCGATACAGGTGGTGAATTATTATCAAATCAAATCGTTTCAAGTATATTAAATTTAGTAAGAACAAGATCTTCTGGATATGTTGATCTATCATCAGATGGTTTTAATGTGTATACATCAGTTTTAGACAAAGTAAAATACATAGAAGATGTAGATGAAGATAAAACATTTTATAAAGGAGTAATAACATTAGAAAATAGAGTTGAAAAAACATCATAAATTATGAGATACATAAGTCAAAACATAAGTTGGAATGAATCTATAAAATCTTCTACTGCAGAGAAAAAAGAAATAGATAATATTCCAAATGAACAAGCTATTCAAAACATGAAAAAACTAGCTAAAAATATATTTGAACCATTAAGACAATGGGCGAATGAACCAATTAGGGTAAATAGTTTTTTTAGATCGCCAGAGCTTTGCGAAGCTATTGGATCAAAATCAACAAGTCAACATACAAAAGGTCAAGCAATTGATATTGATGCTATGGGAGAAAAAACAAATGCAGATCTTTTTAATTATGTTAAAGATAATCTTGATTTTGACCAAATGATTTGGGAACATGGTGATGATGAAAATCCAGATTGGATTCATATATCATATGTAAGTGCAAATGGAAATAGAAATAGAATTTTAAGAGCAATAAAAAAAGGTAAAAAAACAACATACGAATTATATGCTTAAAATATTATTATCACTTTTTGGTAAAAGTTCTTCTGGTAGATCTAACATTGGTGGACTGGCTTTGGATATTAGAGAAGCTATCAAAGGAAAAGAAATGGATCCGCAACGATTAATTGAATTACAAGCGGAAATTAATAAAGTTGAAGCACAGCATAGAAGTATGTTTGTTGCTGGTTGGCGACCATTCATTGGTTGGATTTGTGGGATAGCTTTTGCATTTCATTATATTGTTATGCCTTTGCTTTTGGCATATACCGATATGAAACCAATTGAATTCGATACAAATTCTCTATTCACAGTTTTAATGGGTATGTTAGGACTTGGTGGATTAAGAACATATGAAAAATTAAAAGATAAAACTAAATAATGGGCAAGTCATTAAATCGTAGAG